CAAACACACATCAAAAACTTAACATGACCCCGGGCCAAAGTGGGGGCAGGTTAATCTGAGAAAAGAAAGGGGAGAAGGAGCGCTACAAGCCAAAAGCGCACTCCTTTGAGGGTTCAAAGTCAGAAACTACGCTGACGCAATCAATAGGAGCTGCTAAGCCACAAGTGATCACGAGAATCGTAGTCGGTAGTGAGAGACCGCCAACCACTGGAGCTCCGCGATTGAAGCTCCTGGTCCCGGAGTTGGGACAGGCAGTGGTTGACATTGGTCTGTAGTTGGGTGTAGTACACTCTTCCATGGTGGTAGGCCTCAGTGAGGGCAGTTTCCAAGTTCTGGTATGTGGCGTCACGAATATGCTAAGAGAGAGCGGTCTTCGCGAATCCAGTTGATTTCTTCGTGAATGGTATTAGTCTCAATGGGAGCCAGGATGCGGGAGGGGATCTTGGGATGAGGGACAAAACGACGTTTCAGGTAGGTAGTATCTTGGATGAGAGAAGTGAAGGGGGGCTGTTCACCGCCTTGCTTAAGTGCATCAGTATAACCAATGTTGATATCGGTAAAATACTTCTGCACATCGGCAAAGGAAAACCATTTCTGGATCTCGGACGATGGGGCGACGATGTGGTCGTCTCCGTAGAACGCCAGTTCAAGGTTGTCGGAGAGGCGTTCCCAGTCGATTTCTTCTTTCTTCTGGGCTGCGACGGACTGTAGGGCGATGAGGATGTAAAACCAGTTGCAAAGACTGTTCATGTCGGCGGTGATTGCCACACCAGATGGTATGCCTTGGGATTTGGCAACTACGGTGTTTCCATAAACAGTGTAAAGATGGATCATTTGTTCCACGAGGGTGTGGCGAGCAAGGGCGTTTTCGGGGCCGTCGTCATACCAGGCGTTCACAGCTTGAACAGCTGCAAACATCACATCGGGATCAAGTTTGCCATCCCAAGCCTTGTAGTCGCCTGCAAGCACTTGGCCGCCAAAGCGGTTTAGTCGATTGTAGAGGGCGGTCCAGTCAGTTCCGGTGGTGTTGATTCCGACGGAGCTCGGTAGCTTGGTACAGTTTTGGTTCATGCACGCGATGAAGGCTCCGAAGAACCTCCGACACTCAATGTTGTAATGGAGTGGCATACAGTCGAAGAGGCGAGTAGCCCCTGCCTGCACCTTCGCAATCGAGCGACGTTCGTCTTTCAGGTTGGAGTAGGAGAGGAGGCAGTCCTGTTGTCCTTTGAGGAGTCCAGCATGGTAGGTTTCGAGTTTTTCGGTGAGGAAGGCATCTTTAGGGATCATGTGAAGTTCTCCAAGGGTGGTAGTGGAGCAGTCAAACAGGTAGCGCTTGCCTTTTGCAAAGGCAGGCTTCCACCATTTGTAGGAGAGTCCGGGGCTAGTCAGTGGGTTGATGCGAGCAAATCCGGCGGCGGGAACGCCGTTGATTCCCTCGTCCAGAGTCAACACTCTCTTCTCAATACCTTGTGGGCGGTAGAGTTGGAGGGTCGCGATGATGTGGAGGAGAGCACGTTGGATGAACACTGGGCTTTGGGGCACAGTGGGCACCGCGTACTTCTTGGCACCTTCGTTCATGGGCGGGGTTCCGGATTTGTTGCGGGGGTCTCGTTCGTGGAGGCACGATGGCTCAGTGGTATGAAGAGTCACCATGTCGAACAGAGGGGAAGGGCAGAGGTCAGATTTGGATGTGACTCTCTCGGCGTGTTTGGCGTCGAGAAAGCCGACAAGGCGGAGTTGGCCTTCAGGGGTTACGGTAGGGTAAGGGGCGGGGTCGTCAACGTGGCGGGTAATGTCAGAGAGCGAATAATCGTTAGGGAGGCCTTTGGTGAGAAGGCCATCCTCGGGCAGGGCACAGGCGTGTTGTTCGACAGCAAGAGGGAAGAGTTGGGTGAGTTGTTGCTCGAGCCATTCTCGTGTTAGGATAGCGGCATACCCATGCTCTTCGTCAGGGTGTCCAGCGGTATGCATTCCCATAATGCAGCCGGTGGAACGGTTGTTAAGACAGAATACTGGTGAGCCACACATTCCGGGGAATGAAGGGATTTCGTAGCTCCAGTAGTTGGGGAGAAGATAGTCGGCACTAGCATCGCCATATTTAATCGCAGTGAGGGAGTCGTTGCGGGTTGCGAGGGCAGTATACTGGGTGACGGAGCGGGTCTTAGGATGGGTGGTAAGGAGTTGAGCCGGGATAGAATGCATCACCTCCAGGTCGTCTTCAGATATGAAGGTCTTCGAAACGTCCTGGAAGGAGTTCATCCGGGCACCGAGGTTCACGATACAGAGGTCGTTAGACATGACGGACTTGTCAGTTTGGGCTTTACGGATGGTATCGCCCATGGTGAGGATGTGGGTGGTAGTGCCCTTGGGAGTGTTGATCACAACAGTGGTCTCTTCACCTTGGGCAAGGTCGTGGAAAACGTGGTAGGGGAATAGGGCAAGCTTGCCCCGTATGCCAAAGCCATTGGTGATGGCTGAGGTTCCGGTGTTACGGGTTCGGGTGATGGTAATGGCGTTGGAGGTCTTGAAGCGATATTCAATGGTATCCTGCGTGCGGTTGTCGGAACATCCGTGTTGCAGGGCTTCTTTCTCAAAGACCTTGGTGACGGCAGCAGAAGCTTCTCGTTCAAACGAAGCTAGTTGTTCAGGGGTCATTACTTTGGCAGCCTTGAGCTTTTGGGTAAAGCACGAAACTACCTCATCAACTGCTACGCTCACTTCGGTTTGGAGTGAGTGCATGGTGGCTCGCGCGGTCTTTCCTTGACGGAGAAACTTGGCACGAGTGTCGTATCCGAAGCTTTCTTGAGCTACACGGATAGCAGCAGAGGGTTCTGCACCTTGGTTGGTGGCGAAGGCAGCGGTGGCAGCAGCAGCAACGGCTCCGAGAATGAGATCGGCGCACAGTCCTTTGAAGTTCTTACGGACGGCGCAGCGCACCTCTTCAACGTTGCCGAGGGCATCAGTGGTGGTGATGGTGTGGCTTTCAGCAGCGAGCCACTTGTAGATTTTCCAGGTGGCAAGGCCAGCGGTGGCACAGGCGAGTCCTGTCACAATCAGCTTGACGGCCGAAGGGATAGACTCGGAGAGATTCCACTGGGCGACGCGATCTTGGTCGTCAGCACTGGCAACTTCTTCACCTGAAACGAGTCCGGTTACTACGGTGGGAGTGGAGCGGCGAGCTTTATGTTCGAGGTATTCACAGATCAGCGCTTTAGCAACAGCATCAGAAGTGCTGCAGAAAGAACCGAAAAGGCCTTGGGACATGGAGTAGTAGGCGGTGAGTTGGGCGATGGGAATGTGTTCAGCAAGAAGTTCACGTCGTTCAATTAGAGCACGGTCGTTAAAGACAACCATGCCTTCCATGGCATGCATATTAACAGCCATGGGGACAGGGAGATGGTTTTCCCAGAGAGCTTGAATCTCAGCATAGGAATTGTTGGAACGGGGGGGAGCCGAAGCTTCACACCACTGGTACAAGTCGTTTTTCCGGAGGACGTACAGGACGCTCCAGACCTTCTTCATCTGAGCCCAGGTGAAGGGGACGGGATAATATCCGTTGGGGTCGGTGGGGGAATCCGCCACGTAGGCGATGTTGTGCGTCAGTGAATGAAACTTTCGCAGGTAGTCGCGCACACGGCGATCTCCAACCTGAGAGAGGTCGAGTCGGATGTCACGGGCTTGAACGGCTTGGAGAACCGCATAGTGATGGTAAGGGGTAGCTTCCTCAAACTTGTGCAGGAAGTAGTCAGGGGTGACAGAGGAGTGGTTGAAGTAGGCACAGGCTTTGGACCGTGCAGGGCCATAGATGTTTTCGGGAACACCGAAGGCAGCGGGGTGCCATTCGTCGTTTTCAGTGCAGCAGATGGACGCCAAGTTAGACTGGACGATATCGCAACACGGGCAGAGAAAGTCTTCTTCAGCGGGAATAGGAACGGGGGGAACGCCCACATAGCAATGTTGGTTGGCTGTGAGGGCGGCAACTGCAGCAGATGAAGTCTGCGCAATGTGCGGAGTGGGATTGACCTGTTGGGCTAGAGGGTTGGCCATTTGCAGGAGGGAAAGAGTTCCCTGTTCGGAGAGGTTAGACTTCTTCGTAACGGCAGTAACGTCGCGAGCTACGAAGGCATTGAATTGGGGCACAATGTAGGCAATGAGTTCGTCGTACTTCATGTGTTGACGAATGTAGATGACTTCAGACACGGCTTCGCCGACTGAATTGAGAGGACAAGGGTTCATAATATTGAAGGAGAGTCGATCAGGATCGTCCAGGGTCTTGCCAGGCGCGGCAATCGCTTCCACAAGAATGTTTCGGCGACGCCACAGGGCAGCGTTGGTCTTGACGCACATGGAGGTGGGGAACTCCACGTTGGTGGTAGATGCAACAAGACGTGAAGTGAAGAGACGTCCTTTGTCGCTCACAGCGGCCATTCGAGGCATGTAAGCAACACCAGAAAGCATGAAAATGAGAGCGAGGTACTCAGAGTCTGCAGGGGTGTCTTGGGCGGACTGACCAAAGTCGTCAAGGATGACGGCTGTCTGGCCAGCGTAGTTACTCCAGTAAGGGTCTGAGGCGGAACGGGCGTAGATGGACACGCGTCCGTCCTCATTTCGATCAACGGGTTCGATAAACCAACGGGGGTCGGTAATGTCGTTGATGAGAGAGTTAATGATGTCGGATTTACCAACACCAGATTTCCCTACAAGAGAGACGTGGAAGGGAGTGGGGCGCTTTGAAGCGGCAGCACGGGAAGAGGAAAAGTTTTGGGCAAAGGTTAGCAGGTTGCGACGAATGTCGACAAGAGCCTGCCGGGCGGGAGAGGCAATTTTGACTTTAGAGTCAGCATCGAGTATCTGCACAAGGGCGGACACTCGCACTAGCTCCACGAGTTTTCCAGGAGTTTGGGGAGAACGAAGGACTGCGTCGGCATCGGTAGGGTTGCACATAGCAGTGGCCTCGTTCATGTACGCTACAATGTCGATACTATGAAGGGCGAATTGTTGGGCGAGAGGGGTGGTGACAGCAGCACTAGGGAAGTACTGCATGAGCAGGGTTCGGGTGTGTTCCATAATCCAAGAAGCGAACTCGACGACGGTGGTGATGCCAGCTTTAGTTTTTGACAAGCCGGAACCGAGGTCGGACCACTTCTTAAATTCCTTGAAACCTGAGGCAGAGGCCACAAGTTTGTTTCCGGATACCAGCGCAGCAATAATGCTGGCTACGCCGGCGCCGAGCGGAACAGCTTCGGCCCAGGAGAACTCATCAAGTGAGTCCATGCGGGCTTGGACGTGTTCCGTCGACTCAGGGCGCATACCATTACGTACTTTTGAGATAAGGGAGGCGGAGAGGGTGTAGGAATATTCGAGTAGGGGCCAAACATACTCTTGGAAGATGGACGAAAGTGTCACACCTCCCAAAAGGGGAGAGCAAGTTCGGTAGAGGAATTCGAGAACGGTAAACACAACACCTTTAAGGGTGGTGTGCATCATGAGGTGTGCGGCCGAACACAACACTTGAGAGCCTACCATCTGAAGGTAGGAGGAAGTGTCGGGGGCAAGGGACACGGCATGATTGAGAGTGAGGGCGGAGGCAGTCCCAGCATTGAAGCCGGGTATGTTGACGTTGTGGGAAACGGGACTAAAGTTAAAGCCAGGGATGTTCACAGTGTGATTTAGGGGGGGGAGCACGGAGGCGATACCGCGAGATATCATACCACCATGCATTTCAACATCCAGCGCTAGGGAGGCTAGGTACTTAGCTCGAGTGAGGGCAGGCACAGGGGAAGCTGCTTCCTCAACAGGAGGGGCGTAGGGTGTGGTGTAGGTGCTGAAGGCAGGGGGAGGACGGGGCAAAGTTTTGAGTTCGCGAATAGTGGTACGCGCATAGAGCTCCAAAAGTTCGATGTTCACGGGGGTAGGGCGAGGTCGAAGGTACGAGCCGGTGGTTGCACGAAATGCAAACTCGGCTCGCTGGGTCATCTTGGGGACAGGCGGTGGGTCACGGGTCACAGGAGAGTGCACAAAAGCGTTCGTTACGCTCCGGGGATCATCCCGGTCGTAGAAAGTGAGAGTAGGGCAAAGTTTACGTGCCACTATCTTCTCAATAACGGGAACGGGCATGGGTACAAAGTAACCACAGGTTGCGAGGGCGGAGAGTTTCGAGGTCACTGATGAAGCCGAGATATCACGAGTATTCCACGTGACGGGCTCCAACAGGTTGGAAGAAGACAAGTTTATTTGTGTGGATTCCATAGAAATAGTGGTTGGGCGTACTACTTTCAGCTAGGAGCTGAAGCGTGGCACTTGAACCTTATTATACCTGAAGACGGCACAGCTTGCGTGCAATTAAGCAGTTCAGACTGTACAAGGATAAAGAAATGGCAGATGCAAATTCTGCGAGCCAACGAGTGTACTTCTATCTTGGTCATAGGCCTTCGCCCGCGTTTGAAAAGCGCGGGAAGCAGGCTGAGAATACAAGAAGAGCAATTTTCGTCCATTTCAGTTCGGTGGAAGGGGGTTTTGGGTAGTCAAACTCACAATGGGGGACAGGCTAACGGGTTGCGATCCCAGATACGCGATTGGTCGTCCTAACAGCTGGTAAAGGCAATTAGGATTGGTCTTAGACAGGGGGGTTACGAAGATTCTGGTTAGAATACGTAACTGGCGGGGCTACTGCGTAATGAAACACAGCATCATCCGCAGTGGCAGAGAAGAGAACATATGAGATGGCGGGTTTTTCAACCGAGTCAAATTTAGCGATTGGGTAATTAGTGATGTTGTCAGTGAAGTTCAGTATATGAATAGAACCGGCGTGAGTTACGTCGGGAGGGAAAGTGTCTGGGGGAACTACCGTCTCAGTCACGACTTGATTGTAGCCGGACATAAACGGGGTCTCTATTTGAAGAGCAGCGTTTTGAGAGTAGTTGGTGATGTGGGTGGAATAAGCCCAGACATGAGAAAGGATAGAAAGAACGTCAGTGGGAGTGACAGGGGGAAGGATGTCTTGGTCAGGGACATAGGTAACAGAAGCGATGTTTTGCATGAGACGGTTAGAGATGGGGACAACTTTATAACGCATACCTCCATGAAAGAACACATTCAAGCGAGAAGCTCGATTGTGGTAGGAGGCTGCATCAAGGGATTCAGTGTTGGTGGGACTGTCATCGACAGGAGTGTTAAAGTAAGTTCCTGAATGAAGATAGGGAGAAACAGGAACAACAGAACGTTGGTAAAAGAGGGACATACCGGGAGGGGTATATCCAGCTCCTGTATGGTCAACAGCGTCAACCATAGGTTCCTGATAGAAACGAATAGGGGTGTAACGGCGAGTGAGCTCACGAATATCGCGAACTCCCTCGTTAAAAACATTCATACGAACAGCAGGGCGAGGTGATTTAGAAAGGAATTCTGCAGGGGCGTTCTTACGAGAAGTAAGATCCTCGTTATCGGAGTGCATGAGGGCAGAGATAGGACGGCGAGGATAGTCGTCAGGAACGTCAAATGAAGATGCATAATCGGAATCAGAGTCGTCATCGTGATGAGAAGGGGCGAAGAGAGCAGGGGCGGTAGCAAAAGGCACACGAAATTTAGAAGAAGAAAGGAGTCGAGGAGACTCAAACTCTACATCATTGTGGGCAGATTGAAACAGGAAAAGTTCGATATTGGGAGAGACGTTGGAGGGGGCTACGAGACGGTTAAAAACAACAATATCGAGGTAACCGAGAATGTGTTGATCAGTATACTGGTTGCGGGAAGGGATGGTGGCCCAAGGGGCCCAAGTCTTTCGGGTGAGGGAAGAATGGAAAGGGACAACGACAGTAGAGAGAGTGTTACCTTGAATGTCAAAGTACACAGCAGGGAGATTAGTGTATTCGGACAAATTGGCTGGAACAGAGGAACGTTGGTTAGGAGTAAACGTGAGGAGAAGTCGACCTGAATGGAATTGGGAGGAGTACGCTTTGAGGGCATACACCATAGACATACGCCAGTATATAAACATTTCAGCGATGTAGGAAAGGTTAGTGTTATAGATACGGGTGTAGCCTGGAGCTTCACCAGGAATAACAGGAAGAAGTTCAGTGTTAGTGTAGGAAGGGAGGACAGGAATAGTAAGGAGAACGGCACCAGGAAGATCGTCAACGGTCCAAGGAATTATGGATACGAGGCCGGGTATTTGGGCGCGTGCGTAAAGATCCATGTCTTTGGTCTCGCCACTTGCGTAGCGGGTCTCAAGATAAGCTCCAAGAGGAGCATTTCCGAGACGAACGGAACAGTCAAGGGAGGCTGTACCGTGGGACAAGGGACCAAAGGGAGACATCGAGTTGATAGTAGCAGCGGTGGGATCTGCGGGTTTGTCTAGGTTAAACATTGTCATTGCTTCACCTATTCCTTCAAGACCTTTCGAGGCGGAAGTGACAGCTTTGCCGTAATTGCCTGTAAGGGCGTTCGCGGCGCAGCCAACGATACCAGTTACGGTATTAGTGATGGCGGATTCGAAACCATGCTGGAGAGCAGCAATGGGAGTATGGAAAGAGGGAATGATAGACGCATGAGGGTAGATAGGGTCATCGAGAGAGACATCTTCAGCATGAATGAAAATTTGGTAAGAAACAGTACCGTTGGAACCAGTGGCAGCCTTGAGGGGAGAGGCTACCATGAGGCGGACTTTGGCCATAACATCCCATGTTTCACGGGAGTTGGTGGTCAAACGGTCTTGGACATGAACAAAAGGTATTCGAAGAATGGCAGAGTTTGATTGGGCTGCATCGAGCTCAACACGAGGCTGAGATGAAGCAGAGTATACGTTTACGTATTTGGAAGAGTTGGTAGCAGGAGGTGCTGCGTCGAGCATTTGTTGCATTGGATCAACAAAAGCCCACAGTGCACCTTGATGAAACCGAGTGGAGTTCAACTTGATGGTAAGAATGAGGTTGCATTTGAAGAAAGCGAAAACGCCAAGCATAGCAGTTTGGAAAGATGGAATAGTCCCAAAGGCAGCGGGAAGGTCGAGAGCGTTAATTATAGCGCCGCGAGCTTGGACGGTAGTCCAATCGCCGGAAGCTATTTGGATGGGGTTTTGGAGGAGGTTTTCAGCAGTCATTTTAAGGTCAGGAGCTGTCAGGACAGAGGTCGGCTGGACAGCAGGGGTTGGCAAGAGTGGGTCTGAGACGCCGGGGCGCTCATCAACAAAGGTTGCGTGTTGGACAGTGGTGGAGGTGGTGGCAGAGGAATCAGGAAGTGAAGACATTATGTTTTATACCTTGAAGATAAGAAAGCCTAAGTGGGTGGGAGGCATTACAATGATCAGTTCGTTCAAAAAGAAAGATAGAGCAAGGAATAGTTTGCAGTTAATGGAGCAACTATTGGAAAAACCATTTCCGAGAATAGTCAGAGGGCTAAGGAAGGTGGGTCATATTAAGGGGTAGATGTGTGTTCTATCCACAGAATATTACAATTGCAGAGCAAAAGGAGAAGAGCATGTACTAAAGTCAGAGACGGAATAGTACACAACAAATCAACAGTGTAGTGGCAAGTCGTTATAGACGTG